ATATCATCAAACCTATCATTGATAGCCAATTTGCTGATTTGGTAGACAAGCCACAGAGTGTGCAGGCCGCGGGGATCGAGCTATCCGATGATTTGTACTCGGTACAGGTGCAGCACATGCTTGATTACGTGCTGAGTCACAATAAATTCAAGCAGAAGCTTGAGGTAGGCGAGCATGACCGGATGGAGCTTGGCACAAAGATTGAAAAAGTATGGTTTGACGAGGATGCACTTGGAGGCAGAGGGTTACCGACATATGACGTTGTGAACCCGGCAAACTTCTTCCCAGACCCTAAAATAACCTCATACTACCTGCTGCAAGAGGCTGAATTCATCATCCACGCCACGTGGAAGCCGCTGAGTTGGTTCCGCAAGAAGTTTCCTGAGCGCGGTAAATACGTGCAGCGACAACTCAATGTGCTCTATGATCCAAAGATTTACGATGGCGATCAATCGGACCAATCGGAATACACTACATCACAGCGCGCCTTGTGTATCGAATGCTACATGAAGGACAAGGACGGAAAGCTCTACTGCCTGACCGTAGCACAGCACATCATACTTCAAGACACGCGGAAGGATTCTCGCAAGCTACAGCTGCATGACAAGTATCCGTTCGTTGTGACTGTGTGCTACCCACAGAGAGGAATCCTATGGGGCCAGGGAGACGTTGAAGTGCTGATGCCTACCCAAGACTTGGTTAATGATCTGGATGATCAGATACGGGTTAACGCTCGTCTCATGGGTAACCCGCAAATAGCCTTTGGTATCGGTGCGGGACGCAGCTTTGACGCTCGTAAATGGACATCTGTAGCCGGGTTGAGAGTGCCGATGAGGGACGTTAACGCCTTCCGTGTGATTGAGGCTAAGCCAGTGTCACCGGACGTCATCAACCGGCGTGAGAAGGCCTTCCAAGAGGCTGATGTGATCTCTGGTAGACCAGATGTTACCCGTGGGGAGAACCCTTCGGGCGTTACTGCGTTCCGGGCCATATCGGCATTGCAGCAGGCTGGACAGAAGGGTGTCGTGCATAAGAAGGAGATGCTCAAGGCTGGATTCAACGAGGTGCTTTACCTTTTATACGATGAGATCATCAACAACTGGGACGAAGAAATGTGGATTCGCATTGAGGGACAGACACCGGACTATAAGTTCTACGACCCTCGCAAGCTAAAAGAGATTGAGCAGCTGATCCCCAATGAACTGTTTACTGGGGCAGATGACAATACAGAGCCGGAGCATGTTGCACTTACGGACGATAAAGGTAAGCCAATCAAGCGTACCGCAGAGTTTGACCTGCAATTGTCCATTGGAGACGGACTGCCGAATGATAAGGCGTTCATCTTTGACATGATCGTGGACCTTGCCAAGATGCAGGTAGAGGGTAAGCCGGTCATCTTCTGGAACGAACTGCGCGAGTACCTACGTGAAGAGGTCGGCATCCCACTCAAGAACGAAGAGGAAATGCAGCAGCAAGCTCCGATGGGCCAAGATCCGATGGCAGCAATGGGCGGAATCCCGCAGGGTATGCCTCAACCAATGCCGCAGGGTGTACCTCAGGGAGCGCCACAAGGAATGCCAATGCAGCAACCGATGCCACAACAGGGTATGCCGCCACAACTGCCACCTGAAGTCATGCAGGCGCTCATGATGCAACTCCAGGCACAGCAGCAACCACAGAATGTGATCCCAATGCCACAGCAAGGAGGTGTGCCAATTGTTGGTGCAGGCTAACACACAGTTATCCCATGAAATGAGCGTATCAGAACAGAACATGTGGCTTCACTTCCTATCTGGTGATCCGATGTTTAAAGACTTTGTCAAGAGCCAGACGATGGCCGGAGAGAACCCGTACCAGCGCGTAGGATCACAGCCTATATGCCCACGTTGTGAGCGTCCGGGCTTTTATCATATGGATGGAATGGTCTGCACGAACTGCGGCCATACTGGCCCCGTACAGCTTAAGACGCGCAACTATCTCAAAGAAGGATGGTGGAAGTAGTGGCAAAAGGCAGTCAAGCGAAGTTCCTGGAAATGCGGAAGAATCTGCAGAGCGAGGCCATGAAGAAATATGAAATGTCCGCTGCTGACAAGAAAGCTGATAAAAAGGCTATGAAGAAAAAGAAATAGGAGGTGCAACATGGAATCAAAGAAACCGGAAGTGTGCGGTCCTGGCTCAGTGAAGTCAGGCGGCAAGACGTACGACACCTCTGCCGGGCAGAAGGGCATGCGGGAGACATACAAGGAGACAGGCAAGCCGGGAAGTGGAAAAAAATGAGCAAACAACTCACTGTTGAATTTCATGAACTGGATCAAGGAACCGGCGTTATCGATTTGGCTATCCGTTTTGACACCACAACAGGAAGATATAACTTCATGATCGAAGAGAACGGATTGCCAACAACTCTGCCATCTCACATATTTAACGGAATATTGTTCAATATCCAAATGGAAGCATGTCGTGGAGTCATAGATGGGTACAGGCCAGAATGATGAAAAAACAATTTATCATCGAAATAGACTACGCTGATGGAAGCATTGACTATGAAAATCCAGAAGATCTTACGTACTCTGAAGTACTTGGGATGATGGAATTCTGCAAACTTATTATTACCAAGCGATTTCTTGAAGAAACTGAATAAACAGCAGGCCGTTCCCAGTCGTGGGGCGGCCTTTTCTATGCCCATTTGCGGGTGACCTACCGGGAACAGTCCGGGATCGGGCGATAGCTGGTTGATGCCGTCCAGCACAAAGGAGGAATAATCAATGCCAACGTTAGATGAATTCAGAAACAACTCGGGCGTATTTGCGGAAGAACCCGCACCGGAGCAGGATGCCGCTGCACCAGAAGAGGAAATTGAGGAACTGGAACCTGTTGATGACCTGGAAGATGCACCTATAGAGGAACTGGAGGACCTTCCAGACCACGATGAACCGGAGCCAGACCTCACGCCAAAGGAAAAAACAGCCTTCGAGAAACGCATGGAGAGAGAACGCAAGAAGATTGAAGAGCAACTGTCCAAGCAGTTCGAAGACAAGTATTCAAAACACAAACGTGTCATTGATCAACTCGGCGGTGACCCGGATAAGATCGAACAGGCCATGAAAGAGCGTCAACTGCAGGATGAAGCGCTGCGCATGGCAGAGTACAACGGCTGGGATGAACAGCAGATGCAGTGGTACATCCAGCAGCAGCAGGCGAACTTGCAACAAGAGAATCTGCAGAAGGAGCTCGCGGAGCTGCGCATATCCAATCAAGTCAACGACCTGCGGGACAACCCGGAATTTGCGGGAATCTCCAGCATGAAAAAGGACATCGCGGATATCGTTGCCAAGTCCAACGGCACGCTGAACGTAGAGCAGGCCTATTGGGCGTTAGGCGGTCAGAAAAGAGCGCAGCAAACCAAGAGAGAGGCAGAACAGCGAGCAGCCGTACAGCGCCGCACACGCGTTGTAGCGAGTGATGCGCCTGGATCTGCATCTACCGAAAAGGCGATTCCATCCAACATCTTAGCTCAAGCCGCACAGATGGGAATGAGCGAGAAAGAGTTGCGTGAACTAATGAACTTTGATTCTACCAATATCAACGACTATCGATCCAAGAAAAAAGCAAAATAGGAGGTTTTACACATGGCAATCGTTCCTTATGTCCTGCGCCGCATCGGCTCGGGCGATAACAATCCAGACGTTGAAAACTTTGATGTCACCGCAAGTGCAAGCATCGTCACTGGTAACTTCGTGGTCGCCACTTCCGGACTGCTGGCAAATGCAGTGTCCGGCACAACTGGAACTATCGTAGGACTGGCTAACTTCACACTTGCAAACGGTGGATCGGCTACTACGACAAAGAACTATCCGGTGGTGCTGGCTAAAGGATCTGTAATCCGCATGAACTTCACGAACGCAGGCACTAAGAAGACCTTCGCTGTTACGGATCTGTACGGTACATCCTTTGGACTCAGTGATGCAGTCACCCTCAACCCGGATGATACCACTGGCGGATTCCTGCAAGTGATCGGTTATGACAATACAAAACTAACGGTTGATGTCGTAGTTACTAACGCGGCTCAATACCTCGTATAAGGGAGAGTGAACAACCATGGCACAGCCAATGCAAACCACTAACTTTCAAGACGTATTCCTGAAAAAGATTGACCGGGTGTTCTTCGAGGCCTATGACGAAGAACCGGAACAATGGTCACAGTACCTGAACGACAAAACATCCAGCCAATACGCCGAAATCGTGCAGCGTTATGCCGGTACGGCAAACTGGGCCAAGAAGAACGAGCTGGCTAATCCTGAAAGCCAATCATTCAAGCTTGCCGATCTGATCACCACAACTCACCAGCCTTGGTCCATCCAGGTTGAAATGTCTCGCGAGTTGTATGATGACTTCAAATTCAACGAAGTAGAGAACATGACCAAGGATGCCGGCCATGGCGCAAGAAATACCGTTGAAACCAACAGTGCCCAGGTGCTGGACAATGCGTTTACAACAAACATTTATGATGGTGTTCCGTTGATCTCTGCTTCCCACCCTAACCGCGGCGCACTGGGCGGCACACAGTCAAACTTGGCTACTGGTGCCTTGAAT